CAAAAATGTACGACCTTTAGTTCTTATATTTTTAGTCGTATGTACAGTACTAATGATATTCATTGATGCAGGCACGTTACAATTTACAGTCGAAGAAAAATGGACTGATTTATTACAATTAGTTCTTATTACAGTTATAGGTGCATATTTTGGTGGAAGAAGCTTCGAAAAAATTAAAAAATAATTAGGTTTTTCGAAAAAGATTCTTTATATTATAGTACTATGCAAAAGAAAACCCTCAAAGAGATAATTAAAGAAGAGTATAAAAGATGTGTACAAGACCCAATACATTTTCTACGCAAGTATTGTATAATTCAACATCCTACTCGAGGTAAAATATACTTTAATCTTTACGACTTTCAAGAAACTACATTAACTGAATTTAAAGATAATAGATATAATATTATTTTAAAATCTAGACAGTTAGGTATTTCAACTTTAACTGCAGGATATTCATTATGGAAAATGTTATTCAAACCTGACTTTAATGTTCTAGTAATTGCTACAAAACAAGATGTAGCTAAAAATTTAGTTACAAAAGTTAGAGTAATGCATGAAAATTTACCTAAATGGTTAAAAGGAAGTATATTAGAAGATAATAAACTTTCTTTAAGATTAACAAATGGTTCTCAAATAAAAGCAATATCATCAAAAGCAGATGCAGGTAGATCTGAAGCCTTATCATTATTAATATTTGACGAAGCAGCATTCATAGATAGAATTGATGAAATATGGACAGCAGCACAACAAACATTAGCTGAAGGAGGTGATTGTATTGCTTTATCAACACCTAATGGTGTAGGTAATTGGTTTCATAAACAATGGGTAGAAGCAGAAGCAGGAGGAGAATTTAATACTATAAAATTACATTGGACATTACACCCAGATAGAGACCAAGCTTGGAGATCTAAACAAACAGAATTATTAGGTGTAAAAATGGCAGCACAAGAATGTGATTGTGATTTTATATCATCTGGTCATACTGTAGTTGATGGCGAAATATTACAATGGTACAATGAAACATATGTAAAAGATCCTCTAGAGAAAAGAGGATTGGATGGTAATTATTGGATTTGGGAATATCCAAATTATTCAAAAAATTACATGGTAGTAGCTGATGTTTCAAGAGGAGATGCAACAGATTATTCTGCATGCCACGTATTTGACACAGAACAATGTAAACAAGTTGCAGAATATAAAGGAAAAATAGGAACCACCGAATATGGTAATATGTTAGTATCTATTGCAACAGAATATAATGAAGCATTATTAGTGGTAGAAAACGCAAACATAGGCTGGGCGTCAATACAAGTTGCAATTGATAAAGGATATAAAAATTTATATTATTCATATAAACAAGATGGATATCTAGACGAAGAGATACACTTAAAGAAAAATTACGATTTAAAGAAAAAGCATCAAAAAGTTCCAGGATTTTCAATGACATCTAGGACACGACCATTAGTAATATCTAAATTAGAAACATATTTTAGAGATAAAACCCCGATAGTTCATTCAAAGAGATTGATAGATGAATTATTTACATTTATATGGTTAGGACATAGAGCAGAAGCATCGCGAGGTTATAATGATGATTTAGTAATGTCATTTGCAACAGGATTATGGATGAGAGACACCGCATTACGATTACAACAACAAGGAATGGATTTAAATAGAAAAGCATTAGGCAGTGTAGGAAAACAAAAAGGAATGTATACAAATCCAGAAGAAAAACCAAAAGAATGGAAATGGAATACAGGCGACACTGAAAATGAAGATTTAACCTGGCTTTTATAAAAGTAACAATATTTATATAAAATGGAATACTATGGCAAATAGAGATTTAAGATCACGACTAAAAAGACTTTTTGCAACTAATGTAGTTGTAAGAAGAATTTCAAAGAATCGACTAAAAGCAGTTGATACAAATAGACTACAATCTACAGGTAATTTATCTAATAAAAAATATATAGATAGATTCTCAGGAGTACATAAAGGTAGTACAGGATGGGGAGTAGGATATAATGAAAACCAAACATTTCATACAGCTAAAGTAGAATTATTTACTGATTATGAAGCAATGGATATGGACGCAATTATAAGTTCAGCATTAGATATATACGCAGATGAATCTACAGTAAAAGATACAGATGGTGATACGTTAACTATAACATCATCAAATGATGAGATTGTAAAAATTCTACGAAACTTATTTTATGATGTATTAAATATTGATTATAATCTATGGCCATGGATTAGAAATTGTTGTAAATATGGTGACTTTTATTTACATTTAGATATAGAAGAAGAAATTGGTATTGTAAATGTAATTCCAATATCTCCGTATGAATTAAGACGTGATGAAGGATTTGATCTAGAAAACCCATATGCATATAAATTTGTATTAGAACAAACACATAGTGGTGGCGCAATACATTACGCAGGAGGAACTTCAAGTCGTAGTCTAGGAGGCCAACAACAGGAATTTGAACCATTTGAAATAGCTCATTTTAGATTATTATCTGATACAAACTTTTTACCATACGGTAAATCAATGATTGAAGCAGCAAGAAAATTATTCAAACAATTAATGTTAATGGAAGATGCAATGTTAATTCATCGTATAATGAGAGCTCCCGAAAGAAGGATATTTAAGATAGATGTAGGTAATATACCACCTGCAGAAGTAGATAATCATATTCAAACAATCGTCGACAAAATGAAAAAAGTTCCGTACATTGATGAGAATACAGGAGAATATAATCTTAAATTTAATATGCAGAACATGATTGAAGATTATTTTATGCCAGTAAGAGGAGGAGATTCTGGTACGTCCATAGAAGCATTACCGGGATTATCCAACGACGGACAAATCGAAGATATAGATTATCTAAAAAATAAATTATTTGCAGCATTAAAAATACCAAAAGCGTTTTTAGGGTATGATGAAGGTGTAGAAGGAAAAGCAACGTTAGCTGCAGAAGATGTAAGATTCGCAAGAACAATAGAAAGAATACAAAAGATATTTGTTTCTGAACTAACTAAGATTGCAATCGTACATTTATATACTCAAGGATTTAAAGACGAAGATTTAGTTAACTTCGAACTATCATTAACTAATCCATCTATTGTATATGAAAAACAAAAAGTAGAAATACTTAATGAAAAGATTGGACTTGCAAATACAATGAAAGAAAGTAATATGTTTTCTGCAAAATGGATATATGAAAATTTATTTGGTATGAGTCAAAATGAATGGACTGCAGAACAGGAACAAATAATCGAAGATTTAAAACAACGATTCAGACACGAACAAATTACATCAGAAGGTAATGACCCGAAAAAGACGAATCAATCATTTGGAACACCTCATGATATAGCTTCGATGCATGTTGCAAACAAAGGCGAATTATTGCCTGGCGAAGAACAGGACCATGTAGCAGGAACAGGAAGACCAGAAGAACCAGGAACAAGCGGAACACATGCATCGCCAGATGGAAGGGACCCATTAGCAATCAAACAATTAAGCAAATCATTTGAAACTGATAAATCTCCATTACAGCACAAGTACCGCGGAAGCCCATTTAGTATGGAGACAATTGATAAAGGATTAATGAAATCTTTAGAGAATTTAACTAGAAAATCATCACAAATTCTTAAAGAAAGCTTACAAGAAAAGAAAGATGACGACGACAAAGGAACTATCCTAGATGAATCTCAATTACTTGATGACTAAAAGCTAGTTTTTTCGTTAAGAGTCTCATATTTATTAAAAAGTATATGTATATTAAGGGCGCAGAACATATGACACGTGTAAAACATTCAAAATTTAAAAATACAGGACTCCTATTTGAACTACTAGTTAGACAGGTAGCATCCGATGTAATGAACGGAGTAGAGTCTACGGCACTACGTTTGATAAAAAGACATTTCAAAAACGATTCAGAGTTATCAAAAGAATTAAAATTATATAGAAGTTTATCAGAAGAAAAATTTTCCACTGAGAAAAAAGCAGACTTATTTGTTGATGCATGTATTCAATCTAGAAATAGATTACAAGAAAGTGTTTTACGAAGAGAAAAATATAACTTAATTAAAGATATAAAAAAATCGTTTATAACAGAATCATTCTTAAAATCTAGAATTAAAAATTATAAATTACAAGCATCGATTTACAAACTATTCGAATCTTCAGAGTTTGAAGATCCAAAAGCAGTAGTTGCAAATCGGTATGTAATCCTTGATAACGTACTATCACCTAAAAAACTAGCAAAGAAACAGATAGTAAACGAAAATAAAGATATTAGAATTCTAGCATCAAAATTAATGATAGATAAATTTAATAAAAAATATTCAAACTTATCAGTTAATCAAAGAAAGATGTTGCGTGAATATATTAATAGTGTTACTAATACTGTAACTCTTAAGGAATATATGAAAAGCGAATCATATAAATTGATTAAAGAAATGACGCGTCTTAGGAATACTGTTCCTAATAAGATATTAAGAATTAAATTAAATGAAGTAACTAATTTATTAAAAGAATTAGGCGATCGTCATATAGTTAAAGATAAAGATGTATTAACTATGTTAAGATATTATGAACTAGCTAAAGAACTTAAAAAGATAAAGGGATAATAAATGGCTAATAGATATACAGCATCATATGCAGATCATAGAGTTATAACTCCAATGGATAAATTTGATAAATTTGGAATGCCAGGAAAATATCATTCAGCAGTAGCAATTAATAACACAACAGGATCTTTTACAGGATATTCACCAGTAGATGTGTTAGTAGCAAATTCATATGAACATGGATATGGGGCTATTTTAATAGGAAAAGGAGCTAATATTGAAACAACCCAAATACATGTAGCAGGCGGAGCAGTGATAACCGGAGATGATCTTCAGCAATTCACTATATATGATATATCACCAACAAAAGTTCATACAATTGCTGGACCTGTATATGTATTTAAAAGACAACAATAAGATATGAAATTGCAAGATGAATTAAATAAATACTTCGAGAGTGTTAAAGAAGAAGAAGAATTAGAAGAAATGAACACTACTGCAGCCGTACCTGGAGATATTAAAACTCCAGCTGCATTTAGTGATGGCTCATCTAGAAGTAAGAAGAAAAGAAAAAAATCAGCTACTACATCCACAGGAAATAGAATAGTGAAAAAGACAAGTAAACATATTAAACAAGAAAGTTCATATAAAAGAATGATGAATCAAATGATGGGTATTAATGAGATATCATATAGAGAATATAAGAAAGATCCAACATCAACACCTCAACAAAAAGTAAATAGGGGTATAATGGAAGTTAATAAGATGTTAGGCGAGATAGAAAGAATAGTAAATAATAATTTACGATTAAAAACAGAAACAGGAGTTCAATCAGGCCATTTCTGGAAAACAACGGGTAATAGGTTTAGAAAAATTAATGAACGTATGTTACGAGTTGCAAATAGATTAAAAGAATTATCACAATAAGGGAAAACAGATGAGATATTTTTATACATGGCAAGAATTTATGCGTCAACCAGAAAATAAGAAGCTGTTGGAATCCAAAGGTATGCCAGCATGTGTTAAGAAATATAAACAAATGCAGAATAATATGATGTGGAACCAACAACCAATACAAGGAAATAATAAGGGATAAATAATGACCAAACAATTATTAGTTGAATATACGACGTTTGAAGTAACTCCACAACAGGTGAATGAAAGTTTATCAAAAAATGGTGGACGTTTAATTGTGAATGGCGTATTACAAAGAGCTGAATCCAAAAATCAAAATGGTAGAATATATCCAAAAGAAACTTTAATGCGTGAAGCAAAAACATATGCAAATACATTTATTAAAGAACGTAGAGCTTTAGGAGAATTAGACCACCCAGATTCATCAGTAGTTAATTTACAGAATGCATCTCATAACGTTTTAGATATGTCATGGAAAGGTGATGATTTATGCGGCACAGTAGAAGTTCTCTCAACACCATCAGGAAATATACTTAAAGAGCTTTTTAAATCAGGTATTAGATTAGGTATTAGTTCCAGAGGTATGGGATCAGTTAAAGAAATAATGGGAGAAGCTGAAGAAACATTAGAAGTACAACCAGACTTTGAATTAATTGCTTTTGATTTTGTTTCTAATCCATCAACACAAGGAGCATTCTTATCTCCCGTTAATGAATCAGTTAAACGTACAGCAAAACAGACTCAATATAATAATATAGATAGATTAATAACAGATATAATAAAGGATTTTTAATATGGCACTAGAAGATTTAATATCAATATTAGGACCTTCGAATAAGAAAGGTGATAAAGGAACTGGAACAGGTGTTGATCCGTTCGCTAATGAAGGAACAACAGGACTAGAAGAAATACCTAGTAAGCACGGAGGCTCAGAAAAGATCGGCGAAAAACCAACAGGACCAGATCCATTAGGAAACAGACCTGCAGAAAGATCATTCGAGTAAAGATATGGCGAATAAAAATAAACAAATAAAAAAATTAGTACGTGAGTATATCCGTAAAGCAATTGCAGAAGCACCAAGTGACTTTGATTCAGATAGAATGGAACCAGATTCAGATTTTGATTTCGATTATTATATAGATCAAATAAAAGAATTATATGAACAATTTGAAGAATTTGAAATGGCCATTATAACTGATTTAGATCATAGATCTGATCCAGAATTTACAACTGTAACAGATTATAGATATGAGCAAATGCCACAACAAGTGCAAAGATATTTAAATGCTGCAAAAAAACAATTAGATGCAATGCAAAAATATATTGAAAAACAATCAAGGAGAATGGCATAATGAAATTTGAAAAATCACTATTAAAAACAATCTTAAGTGAAAAATATATCAGAGAAGAAGGCGATCAAGAAGAATTGACTTCAGAACAAAAAACAGCCTTTATGAAAGCAGTATCTGAATATCATAATTTAGGAGAATCAATTTATCGTAATTCAACATTACGAGAAGTGACAGAAACATTAAGAGAAATTGCGCAAGTAGCAGAACAATTAACTTTATCAGAATCAGAACATTGGTTTGATAATGTTACTACATCTCGTCATATGAAACAAATGAATGAAGCAATGAAAGTATTTGAAAAAACAGCTAGTGAAGTTCATACATTACAACAAAGATTAGAATCTGCATATGAAGATATGGGTACTGTGCTAAACAAATATTATAAAGTAAATGAAGCTTTATCAAAAGATGGTGATACAGAAGAACCTATGGCATCAGCCCAAGATGAAGATCTTAATATATCAGCAAAAGCTTTTAAGAAAATGAATACTAATAAACTTTCTAAATTAGCAAGGAAAACTGATATTAATATCGATGAACAAGATGGAGAATGTGGTTCACAAACATGGCCAGGCCATGAGAAAAAAACAGGAAAATCTTTAAAATCAAAAACATGGCATCCTGCAGGAAAGTCATTAAAAAAAGGTTATTAAATATTTGGTACTTTGAAAAAAGTTCTTTATATTAATAATAGTTATAAACATAAATTAGTTATATGAATAAAAATCACAAAATTTGGCAATCTCACGTACCCGGTAATGTAAATGCAGTATCAGTAGTTAACATTAAGCAATACGATAAAAATGGTAATTTAAGAACAATTCCAGATATAGGATTTGCACTTCGATTTTGGAAAAGAGCTCTTAAAGATTCAGAAGTATTATTAGAATACAAAAAAAGACAAGCACATATTAAAAAATCCGATCGAAGAAGAATACAATTATCCGAAGCAAAGTATCTTCAGCGAATGCAATCAATAAACGAAGAATAATCCGAAATTTATATAAAATTAATAAAAAAGATGCAAAATGCATCTTTTTTTTTGTTTATATAGGATTGTTCTTTGTGTATATGCATATATATTATTGACAATCATTGATACGTTGTCACTAATACAACGTCCCTCAGTCAAAGACAAACCCCCTATTAAGATTACTAATAATCTTATTTCCAAATTAAATAAAGGAGAAAAGTAATGAATAAATTACTAAAAGAAGCGATTGCTGATGCAAAAGCGGTAAGAGAAACTGCATTAGCCAACGCAAAATTAGCATTAGAAGAAGCATTTACACCGAGACTTCAATCTATGTTATCTGCTAAACTTTCTGAAGAAGAAGGTGAAGAGTATGTTGAAGAGGACGAAATGGAAGCACCGGTTGAAGAACCAGTTGCTGAATCTGAAGATGGTATGGATGGCGAATCTGAAACACTTGATACTTTAAAAGAAGAAGGCGAAGAAGATTATATGGAAGAAGATGAAGAAACTATGGATGGTGAAATGGACGCAGGTCCTGCACCAGAAGAAGTTCCCGTAGAAGAAGAGGAAGGTGAAGATGATTTAGAACTTGAAGCTATTATTAGAGAATTAGAGGATGAACTTGAAGAACAATCTGATTCAACTGATATAGGTACAGGTGATAACAAAATGGACGCAGCTGACGCATCTGATGAAGAAGATCCAGGACAAGGAACTCTTGTAGTTTCTGAAAACGAAGGTGAAGAAGAAGTAACTGAAGATGAAGAAGAAGTGTCTATAGAAGAAATCATTAAAGCTTTAAGAGAAGAAGATGAAGAAGAAGAAACAGTAACTGAAGATGAAGAAAATTACACTGCAGGAGTAGATGATGGAGCAGCTGAAAAAGATTTAGATGAAGCTTACACTGTTATCAAATTTTTGAAATCTAAAATCAATGAAGTTAATCTTCTAAATGCAAAACTTTTGTTTTCGAACAAATTGTTTAGAAATTTTGCAATGAACGAATCGCAAAAAATGAAAGTGATTGAAAACTTCGATCGCGCTTCAACTATCCGCGAAGTTAAATTAGTGTACTCAACATTAGCTGAGTCATTAAAAGTTAACAAAACAAAACGAATTGTTAAAGAAAGCTCAGCTTCTAGACCAACTAGATCAACTGCACCTAAAAGAATTCTTTCTGAAGGAAACCAGTTAGCAACTAGATGGCAGAAGTTAGCCGGATTAAACAAGTAAAAGGAGAAAATAAATGAATTTAAATTCTTTATTGCCAACAAATGCTCAAGCCGATCAAAATGCAGTATCTTTAAAACTAGAGAAGAAATGGGAAAGAACCGGTCTTCTAGAAGGTATGAATAATGAGGTCGACAGAAAGAGTATGGCGGTTCTTTTAGAGAACCAAGCAAAACAACTTGTAACAGAAGCCAATAAAACTGGTACTGGTGCAAGTGATGAACAATGGTCAGGTGTAGCTTTACCATTAGTTCGTAGAATCTTTGCAGAAATTGCTGCAAAAGATTTCGTAAGTGTACAACCAATGAACTTACCATCAGGTCTAGTATTTTTCCTAGATTTCAAATATGGTACAGCTCAAGGTAATGCACAAGGTACAACAGGTGGGAATGACTTCTTGACAGGTCAAGGTAGAACAGCTCAAGATGATTCCGTATTTGGTGTAACTAATTTAGGTGCTGGAAATGATGTTTCTAATACAGCAACTAGCGCTCCAGCAGAAGGTCTTTATGGAGCAGGTAGATTTGGATATACAATTAACGATGTAACTTCATCAGCACAAGTAGTGGCAGCTCAAGCAATTACTACTATTTCAACTGGTTCATGGACTACATCTAATGCGTTTTCTGATAGTGCTGCATTAGCTCAAGCAGGATATAACATATTTACTAACTTTAATGCTGAAGCATCTGCATCTGCATTAGGTACAGCTCACGCAATTGTATCTGTTGGTTCTAGTGTTATTTCAAACTTTGATACTAACGGTGTTAGAGCATTTAACTTATCAGGTACAGGTATAACATCTGTTTATCCAGAATTTACTAGAGTAGATTCAGCAGGTAATTATGTATACTTCTTAACAGGTGGTTCTGTTGCAGGTTCTGCAGGAACAATTGCAACCGTAACATGTACTTACCACAAAGCTCCAACTGATTCAACTAGAGGTGACTTTGAGGATGGTTCTGGCGCATCAGGCGGCGGAAACAATACTACAACAGCTGGAAATTTAGATATTCCAGAAGTTAATCTTGAATTAAGATCTGAAGCAATTGTTGCTAAAACACGTAAGTTGAAAGCAGTATGGACTCCAGAATTTGCTCAAGACTTGAATGCTTATCATTCAATTGATGCAGAAGCAGAATTAACTTCTATGTTATCTGAATACGTTTCGCAAGAAATTGATTTAGAGATATTAGATATGTTAATGTCGAATGCTCAAACAACTGAATTCTGGTCAGCTAAGATTGGATATGAATATGATTCAGCTACTAGAACATTCGGTGCTAGCAATGCTGCTGCTCAAGCATACAACCAAGGTACTTGGTTCCAAACTTTAGGAACTAAAATGCAAAAGGTTAGTAACAAAATTCACCAATTAACTTTAAGAGGTGGAGCTAACTTCGTTGTATGTTCTCCAACAGTTGCAACTGTCCTAGAATCAATTCCAGGATATGCTGCAGATACTGATGGTGACAAAGTACAGTTTGCAATGGGTGTTCAAAAAGTTGGTTCTATTAATAGTAGATTCCAAGTTTACAAGAATCCATATATGACGGAAAATCATATGTTAATGGGATATAGAGGAAGTCAATTCCTTGAAACTGGTGCAGTTTATGCTCCATATATTCCGTTGATCATGACTCCATTAGTGTACGATCCTAACAACTTTACTCCAAGAAAAGGTGTTATGACTCGTTATGCTAAGAAAATGGTACGTCCTGAATTCTATGGTAAGATTGCAATTGGACATTTAAATACTCTATAATATTTTATATTTTAGATATTAAATTAAAAGAAGACCTCATTTGGGGTCTTTTTTTATGGCCCCGGTTACAATTATCATCCGGTAAAATTACTCTGTAATCATTACTATTTACATATTTATATAAAAAGGTACTAAAGATGGCATCAACAATCTCAAATAATACGCTAACAATTCTAATTCATGAATCTATAGAGCTCGGCGGAATCGAAAGAGGTTCCAAGCAGATTTTATCTATATCAAATGTAAATGAAATAGACAATAGAATTATAACAGCATTATCTAGTTCTGAACAAAGTTTATTTAAACTATCTAATGCAGCATCTGCTGGAACATTTATTACATCTAGTATGAAATATGCAAGAATAACTAATAAAGATGATACATACCCAATTAGATTAAGAGTATCTTCATCTCAATCACATACAGATTTTCAAGTAGCAGCTGGTGGTAGTTTTATGTTAACAACAAGTAAAAATAGTGGTAGTATGGCAGGAGCAAGTAATTATCAAACATATAATGATATATCAGATGTACTAGTACAAGCAACAGGAAGTAATATTGATGTTGAATATTTTATAGCATCTACATAAAAAGGAGAGTAATATGGCAAAAAATATTCCTATATGGCCAGGATCGAGTTCATTCTTTCCTGGAGATACTCCGTTCGGAATATATGATAACGACACATCATTTCAAACAGATATTGAAAAAACATCTGTATGGTGTGCAAGACGACTTGGATATCCTATAACAGATATAGAATTACAAGATATTAATTTATATACATGTTTTGAAGAAGCCATAACAGAATATGGCGCACAAGTAAATACATATAATATACGTGATAATATGCTCAATTTATATGGAGCAGCAACAGGATCATCAAATTTCTCAGGACAAAAAATATCTGCTAATTTTGGAGGACAAATTGAATTAGCAGAAGAATATGGTACAGAAGCAGGTTCGGGAGGAAACGTAACTTATTATACAGGCTCCCTCTCAATGACTGCAGACGTACAAGATTATGATTTAACAGATTCAAATGTAGTAACATATGAATCAGGAACGCCAGGAACAGATTCAATTGAAGTAAAAAGAATGTTTCATGACCCACCACCAGCACTTGTAAAATATTTTGATCCATTTGTTGGAACAGGATTAGGGTCTCAACAGATGCTAGATACATTTGGTTGGGGACAATACTCTCCTGGAGTATCATTTATGATGATGCCAGTATATGCTGATATATTAAGGGTACAGGCAATTGAATTTAATGACCAGATAAGAAAATCTGCATATTCATTTGAATTGATTAATAATAGATTGAGATTATGGCCTATACCCAATGGAGCAAATTATACCAAAGTATATTTTCAATATATCAAAAAAGCCGATCGATCGAATGCATTAAAAGCTCCTACAGGAACAATATCTGACTTTTCAAATGTACCATACCAAAATGTTACATACACAAATATTAATGTGGTAGGAAGACAATGGATTCGTAGATATACTTTAGCATTAGCAAAAGAAATGTTAGGATATATACGTGGCAAGTATTCTGCATTACCTATTCCAAATGCTGAAGTAACATTAAATGGAGCAGATTTAGTAACAGCTGCACAAACAGAAAAAGAAGGTCTTATAACAGAACTTAAAGAAATACTTGATACAATGTCAAGACAAATGCAATTAGAAAGAAAGTCCGCAGAAGCAACTTCTTTACAAGAACAATTTAATAAGATACCACTCAAAATTTATATAGGGTAATTATGGCACTATTCGGATCAGCAAGAGATGCAAGTTTAATTCGATCGATTAATCGAGAACTCATCAACGATTTTATCGATACTGAAATAGCACTGTATAAACTAAATTTAGAATCTACAGCAACGAATATATATGACGAAGCTGATGATAAGGTATATTATTCGCCAGTTAGGATAAATTGTTTAATTTTAAAAGAAGAAGCTTCAATCATATCAGATGATTATGGATATGATTCCGCAAGAACAGGAGAATTTGGTTTTTTAAGAGATGATTTAGTAGAAAAAAATCTTGTAGTAGAAGCCGGAGATATAGTTGAATATGATAATGAATTTTGGGAGTTAGATATAATACATGCATCACAATATTGGAAAGGAACAAACCCATCAACAGATTTAGGATTTACATTAGGTGATAGAGGTGAATTTGGATATAGTGTTGCAGTACGAGCAGCTGGACATGTAACTCGAAGGAATAGATTAAATATACAAGAAGTAAGAACAGGAATAAACAAAAGTAAAAATATACCTAGAAACCTATAATGGCTAAAGAACAATTTAAAAAAACATATAGTACGTTTACAAATGATGAAATTATCAATCGTGCAGAACAAGTACGTCGAGATAATGATGTCATAAAAACTCCTGCGGTTACTATTTACGATTGTGACTTTGCAATATTATCTTATTTAAGAGATGAAGTTCAACCACAATTAATTGAAAATAGTCAGAATATTGATGTTCCTGTTATGTTTGTAGCCGGCGAAAAATGGGCTCAAGTCCAATCGCGTGGATTTATGCGAGATGCAAAAGGAAAAATGATGACACCGCTGATTAGTATTCGAAGGTCAAGTGTAATAGAACGCGATACATTAAAATCATTAGCAGTAAATAAAAACCCAGAAGGAATGGAATTAGTACATGAGAATAAATTTACTAAGGTAAATAAATATGATAGATTTTCTATATTACAAGGCATAAAGCCAGTACGTGAATATCATGTATCACCAATTCCAGAATTTGTAGATATATCATACGAATTATTAATATGGACAGAATATACAGAACAAATGAATAAATTGATAGAACAGTTAATTCCATTAAGTGGATTTGCTTGGGGTACTACATGGAAGTTTATATCATTCTTACAAGACGCTATATTCGAAACAATTAATTCGACAGGCGAAGATAGATTAATAAGAGCTACAATTCCATTAACTACAAAAGGTATTTTATTAGCAGAATCTGAATTACGAAAATCAAATCTTCAAAAAAGATATTCTGTTAAAAAAGTTGTATTTAGCAACGAAACAGAAAAATTCGCAGTTAATGTATCCGATAATCCGCCAAATGGATATGTTATGAGCGCCGAAACAAATACACCATATGTCGGAGGATTTGAAGATATCCCAGGAAATATAGTAAATCACATGAGCTCAAATCAAGGTGAGGATATTATTTCTATCAAAGGTATTGTAGATTTACATAATCGTAGGCATGTTTAATTACATGTTTTAGTAATTACAAGCATATTTATATTAAAGTATAATTTAAAAGGAATAGTTATGTCAGAAACACAAAAGTTTACAAAAGAAGAACTTGAACAAATTACAGAATTACGTAATGCTAATGCATCAAAAATAAATGAATTTGGTCAAGTAGAATTAGAATTATTACTCGCAAATCAACGCATTGAACAACTAGATGCGGCAAAGGCAGAATTACGAAAAGCGTATATTGCATTGCAAAATAAAGAGCGCGATCTTGTTAAACAATTAAATCAGAAATACGGTACTGGAACAGTTGATTTAGATAGCGGCGAGTTTGTACCACAAAAAGCGTAGGTTTGAGTAAATAGTTTGATATTTATAATGGAATATAAAAAGATTTAACAAGGGAAAAAACAATGGCAGAAAAAATTATTAGTCCAGGTGTATTTACCAATGAAGTAGACCAGTCGTATTTACCGGCCGGAGTGATGGCTATCGGGGCTGCAATAGTTGGTCCAACAGTAAAAGGACCTGCAGGAATACCTACAATAGTATCAAGTTACTCTGAATATACACAGATATTTGGAGATAAGTTCGAAAGTGGTTCTGGTGCAGTATTGGATACATATAAGTATTTAACATCATATAGTGCACAAGAATATTTAAAATACGCAGATACATTAACAGTTGTTAGAGTCGCAGATGGTGCATCTACAGCTACATCTATTGTATCATCATCAACATCAGTTGGAACCAATTATGCTAGTGCGTCTATGTTTATATTATCAGCATCAGTACAATCACCAGAACAAGAAGTTCAAATCACAGTTGGGGGCACAGAATATAGATTTATTGCAGCAGATCCAATAGATGATATACCAGTTGATTCGTCACCAATATTTTATTATGAAACAGGATCGACATTTACAGGTGGTGTTACTAATTTAGTTACTGAAATTAATAATGCAGCTATAGGTGTTACAGCAACTGTAGAAGGAGTGACTTTAGCAGCAGGAGATACTATATCAATTTCAGGTTCAGCAGCCGGAACAACATATAATGGAGTAACTTTACAAACTGGTTCAGGGACAATTACAACAACATCAGCAACATTAGGTGGTGGTACAGATAGTACTACTTCAGCTAATTGTTTAACATTTACAACTTTAACAGAAGGC